AACGCCACAGAGGAGGCAAAGTTCACTTTCCTAGAATATAAAGCCCCTGCACCCTTCGCCGGTATCTTGTTCGACGAGAAGGCCATGGCCAAAATGTTGGCTGATTATGACATATACAGGTATTCGTGCGATATAAAAACAGACTATCAGTTAAAGATTCAAAAAGAAGAATATGAGTTTAAATTAGAAAACCTGAGAATTGAGCATAAAGCCTTAACAGATGAGTACGATTTGTTTATAATGCAAAAGGATAGAGAGATTGTGACGTTGAATGATGCACTAAAAAAAACTTCTCCCCGTTACAAATGGTTGTATTTTGCTGGTGGGATCCTCATTGGCACTGCAAGTTCATACGGCGTATATAAAGCATTGAAATGAAAGACAAAGAACTCAACAAAATAGCTGCTATTGAGAAAGCCATAGCTGAAAAGTACGGCGCCGAAACGATACAGAGTCCTCGCGCTAATTGGGACGACGAAAAAGAAAAAGAATACTTGTCCCAAATGAGAGAGTTTTATAAAAAAATAGATAAAAGCGATACCCAACAAGAGAAAATAGAGATAAATGGTATAAAGGTGTCGAAAAAACTACTTAATAGAGAATCTCTACAAAGTTGTCCTGTCTGCGGATCTTTTCCAAAGAAGTCAATGGATGATGTTTGTTTCGTCAAGTTTGATTGTTGCTTTGAATGCTACGTAAAATATGTCGAAGGAAGAGAGGAAAGATGGCAAAAAGGATGGAGACCAGATGAAGTTAAACAAAGAAATACTTAAAGACATCATAAGAGAGTCTATCCAAGAAGCAGAAGGCGACGACACCGGCCTTAAGACAGGCACAATGTCCACTGCCCAAAGACAAGCTGGTGCCCGCGCCCGGATTAAAAGCACCAAGCAAGACAAAGAATATACTTCACAAGAAAGAAACATTGTGGATCAGTTCGAAACTTTTATATCGGATTTGGCTGCAGCCGAAGGCGTCGATCTAATGACGCATCGTGCGCTTCTCAACCGAGTAATTGCAATATTACACAAATCAATTAAACAAAAACCAGCACAAGGAGCACCACAATAATGGCAACAGTTTACGAAATAGTACAAGGTCTGTCGCAGGCCGCAGCAAACGCATACGACGGAGCGCTTGACGAAAGTGGGGATCCGTTGAAGGCAGGGCTTCAAAGAGAGGAAGGGGATGCTATCCTCGACAAGCGCGTCATGGACGGGTTTAATGTTAAATTCTACGGCAACATGATGTGTCTGTCGTATCAGGCAGAGGTTCAACTTAAAGAAGTTTACGCAAATGGTTTCGAACAAGAAGTCGAGCAACGTATTGCCGATATCGCGTCGTTTCTCAAGAAAGAATACAAAAAAGTTACAGGCGAATCTGTCACTCTTACTACGGAAGGGGAATTGGACGTAGACGTACAGTCAACTTCCCGAGTTAGAAATTGGGTTCAAGCCAAAATGCATTATAAGGTTGGTGGCCTCGAAAAAGAGATGAACAACGAAAACACCGATAACAAGCCCCCCACAGCATACTGGCAAGACTTTATGTCACAAGGTGGCTGGACCGGCGATGGTGGAAAACGACCACAAAATGACACCAGAAAAAAGGAGTCATAAGATGAAAATCACAGCTAGCAAACTCCGCAAGATAATAATCGAAGAATACATCAAAGAAGAAGGTTTGGTGGAAGCCGATCAGGAAGAAATTGAAAATCTTTTGAAAAAGATTCAAGGTGACAAATATCGCCCTCCCGAAGAGCGTGATCCTGCCCGCTATAAGACAAACGACGGCAACACCGCAGCAATGGATATGCCACACACCCCAGACTCAACCATGGCTATGGACGTCTCTTCTGAGTCCGCGCCCGTCGCAGATCAGATCGCTGACCTTGTTAAGGGAATGGATCCGGATGATGTAGCTGCATTATTCCAATCGGTATTCGGTATGCTTCCCGGTGTTGAAATGCAGGACGCTGAGCCTGAAAGCATGTATACTCCCGGCGCCGAAGGGCGCCCCCAAGTTGGTTTTCGTCTTGAAGAATTGAAAGCCTTGATCCGTGAAATGTTGGCGAACCCAAATAATGTATGAGCTTCAAAGTAGACAAAAAACAACAAGTAAGAGAAATACTTAAGTGCGGTAAAGATCCCATTTATTTTCTTAAAACTTACGCCCGTATATCTCACCCGATGCACGGGCTAATCCTTTTTGATACGTATGATTTTCAAGATATACTCTTGCAGGATTTCAATGATTATCGATTCAACGTTATCTTAAAAGCACGACAGTTGGGTATCTCGACCATTACGGCTGGATATATTACTTGGCTAATGTTGTTTCATCGAGATAAATCGATTCTTGTTATGGCAACCAAGTTTGCAACAGCCGGAAACCTTGTAAAGAAAGTCAAGAGTATTATGAAAAACCTGCCAGAGTGGATCCGCATAGCGACCATCGATGTTGACAACCGAACCTCGTTCGAGCTTTCAAATGGCTCACAGATCAAGGCTGCTTCAACATCTGGCGATGCGGGCCGTTCAGAGGCCTTGTCGCTGCTTGTACTTGACGAGGCCGCCCACATTGAAGGGTTAGAAGAACTGTGGACTGGTCTGTATCCCACGCTGTCAACTGGTGGTCGTTGCATAGCACTTTCTACCCCCAATGGTGTTGGTAACTGGTTTCACAAAACCTGCACGGATGCAGAAGCCGGCGTCAACAATTTCAACCTAACGACGCTACCTTGGGACGTCCACCCTGATAGAGATGAAGAGTGGTATAAAAAAGAAACCAGAAACATGTCAAAGCGCCAGATAGCGCAAGAGCTTGAATGCAACTTCAATACTTCTGGTGAAACAGTCATTGATCCCGAATGTATGGAGTGGTTGTTAAGTAGTGTGCGCGAACCTAAGCACAGAACCGGCTTCGACCGAAACTTTTGGATTTGGGAAGAGTTTGATCCTACGTGCAATTACCTGATGGTGGCTGATGTGGCCCGCGGAGACGGTGCAGACTATTCTACATTTCATATTATCAAATTAGAAACATTGGCGGTTGTAGGTGAGTATCAAGGAAAGCCGTCACTCGATATGTATGCGGGCATGTTAAATCAAATAGGCAGAGAGTTTGGAAATGCGATGCTTGTAGTAGAGAACAATAACATTGGATTTTCTGTTTTAACAAAATTGATTGATCACGGATACCCAAATGTATACCATTCAATCAAGTCCACTCATGAATATATTGAACAACACCAAGCAGAATACACAAACTCCGCAGTCCCTGGATTCACCACCTCCATGAAGACTCGACCGCTTATAGTGGCGAAATTAGAAGAGTTTATTAGAAATAAACTAATTACCGTATATTCAACTCGTACAATTAACGAAATGAAAACCTTTATTTGGAGGAATGGAAAGCCACAGGCGATGAAGGGATACCATGATGACTTAATCATGGCTCTTGCGATTGCATGTTGGGTTAGAGACACAGCAATTCAATCAAGCGCAAGAGATTTAAACTATCAAAAAGCATTTGTTGATGCGATTGTTACCAGTAAAACTACAATGAATACTCAAGTTAAAGGACAACAAGGCTACAAAAGAGACAATATCTTTGATAAAATGAATGCAGCAGAAAAAATGTACGACCAATACAAATGGATTATAAAGTGAGAAAATAAATGGCCAACAAACCTATACAAAACCCGAAGAACCAGCAATCGAAATTATTTAAATCATTGACGAGGCTTTTCTCGGGCCCGATTATTAACTATCGGTCCCAGTCCGGCCGCCGCATACGCAGACAGCATCTCGACAAGTTTTCTAGTCGATTTAAATCAGCTTCTGGTCAACAGTTTAAGAAGTCTCTGTATAATCCTCTTGATCAGATTTCCACAAATGCAATACAAAATCAACGCCGCGCAGAGAGATATGTTGACTTTGATCAAATGGAGTATATGCCAGAGATTGCATCTTCGCTTGACATCTATGCGGACGAGATGACCACATATTCTGACCTGCGCCCGATGCTTAACATCAAGTGCCCCAACGAGGAAATCAAGGCTGTCCTCGCAATTCTCTATGAGAACATCTTAAACGTTCAGTACAATTTATTTGGCTGGTCGCGCACAATGTCCAAGTATGGAGACTTCTTTCTATACTTAGATATCGATGACAAATATGGGGTCCAATCAGTTATTGCGCTTCCGTCTGCCGAGATTGAGAGACTTGAAGGTCAAGATTCAACAAATCCAAATTATGTCCAGTATCAATGGAACTCTGCTGGAATGACATTTGAGAACTGGCAAATCGCACATTTCCGCATTCTTGGTAATGATAAGTATGCACCGTATGGAACCTCTATCTTAGAACCAGCACGCCGTATCTTCCGTCAGCTTACTCTCATGGAGGATGCCATGATGGCGTACCGTGTTGTGCGCTCATCTGAACGCCGCGTCTTTAAGATTGATGTCGGCGCGGTACCCCCACAGGAAGTTGAGCAATATATGCAGAAGATTGTCACACAGCTTAAAAGAAACTCTGTTGTTAACCCAGAGAATGGCCGAGTCGACTTGCGGTATAATCCTATGAGTATTGAAGAAGATTATTTTATTCCAATCCGACAGGGCTCAGCAACCGACATTCAGACCCTCGCCGGCGCCCAGAACATTACTGCAATCGACGATGTCAAGTATCTCAGAGACAAGTTGTTTTCAGCGCTTAAAATACCCCAGTCGTACCTTACAATGGGGGAGGGCGCCACGGAAGACAAGACAACTCTTGCGCAAAAAGACATCAGATTTTCCAGAACAATTCAGCGCCTGCAACGAGTTATCATTGCAGAGCTTGAGAAGATAGGAATCATTCACTTATATACTCTTGGATTTCGGGGTGATGATTTGCTGTCTTTCAAACTGTCACTTAATAACCCTTCTAAAATTGCCGAGCTTCAAGAGATCGAGCACTGGAAATCTAAGTTTGATATTGCAGCATCTGCAACCGAAGGTTATTTTTCCCGTCGCTGGGTTACTGAAAACATTTTTGGTATGAACCATGAAGAGTTTGTACGTAATCAACGCGAAATGTATTACGATCGTAAGCACGACGCATCCCTCCACGCAGTGGCAGAAGCAGCCGCCGCCGGAGATGCTGGCGGAGGCCTCGGTGGAGACCTCGGTGGAGACCTCGGAGGAGATCTTGGCGGAGACGATCTTGGTGGCGACATGGGCGGTGACCTTGGTGGTCCCGAGGAGATACCCGCCGGCGATGCTGGTGGAGATGAGGGAGGCGGCGACGATTCGCCACTTCTGGCAATACCTCCCGGCTCTAGAAACGCACCACGACTCACTCCCGGAGCAAAAGGTAAAGTATACCACCCTGTGAAGACTGACTCACGCCCAGCAGGCGCTAGAACCAGAAACTATGCCAAGATAGCGTCCCCAGAGATGAACACTTATAGGACTAATAATCTTGGAGCACCTGAATTAAGATCACTAGGCCGCGGTATTTATGAGCAGGACGATCCTACTTATTCTTTGAGAGAGCAAAATCAAGAACGACAAATACTTGAAGTCAACCAATCGGTTCGACAACTTGTTGAAGTTTTAGATAAAAAAGATAATTTATTAACGGAGCAAAACAATGAAGATTAAGCACAACAAAAAAAGGAACACGGCATTTGTTTTCGAATCCTTGATGAGGGAGGCGACAGTAGCAATCATAAAAGATGACCAGCCCCGAAAAGATACAGTCATCAAGATCATAAAAGAACATTTTAAGCCAGATTCGATATTAAAGCAACACCTTGAATGTTACAGGTCTTTGTATGAAAATCAGAATCTTCCTCGCGATATTAGCGAGAAAGTATTGCGCGAAGCAAAAATGTCATCCCGATTGATTGACCCACAAGGTCTATTCAAACAGCAAACAGATCTGATCAATGATATCAATGCAGACTTATCGTCTTCTGTCTTTTCCAACTTTGTTCCAAATTACAAGACGCTGGCAACTATTGACCAAATCTTTTGTGATAAAGTGACTCCTAAAAGCCGCGTTATGCTCGAGAATACGATCGTTGACAATATGACCAAAGCTGCACCCGATGATTTAATTTCGGAGGATATGGATGATACAACGATAAAATGTTTTGTAGAAAAGTTCAACGAGAAGTACTCACAGACACTCGCAGAGGAACAAAAAGAATTACTAACCCACTATATAACTTCTTTTACAGATAATGCTGTTGGTTTAAAATCTTTCTTAAATGAAGAGATTTCAAGATTGAAGAAAGAAATCGCCGAGCACTCCAAAAATGAGATCTTCCAGAGAGATTCAGAGATGCAGAGTAAGACAGTTCAAATAGTGGAGAAGCTTGATACGTTTAAGAAAACTGAGATTAGTGAAGACGTTCTTTTAACAGTGTTGAGAACGCAAGAATTAGCAAAGGAGTTATCCGATGGCAGTGATCATTAAGGTTGGCAAAAAAGCCAACAGTAAAAAAGTTAGATTAGAACTTGATTTGAGACAGTCGCTCAATGGCGATCTTATGATATTTGATCACGGGGACATAGACATTGTTTTATCGCCAGATAAGAACAAGGTTGTGATCTTTCCGAAGGATACCATGTCTGATTTGGTTTATGGTGCACAAAATAGATTAATGGCCCATTTAAGAAAAAGAGGCATTGTGGTAGCTGAAACAATTCAAGCCGGCGCTTTTTATGGCTCATTGGAAGGTACTCTCGAAGAATCTAAGATGGAAGATGCTAGTGCTGCTAAGTTGGCACTAATTAACATATCAAATTTTATTGATGAAGAACGTCCATACTTCGAGCAAACCGAGGCTATCATCTCGATGACTGATGACGAGCTTCTGCATCCTGATAAGGAAGACTCTACCGAGCTTGGCGAGGTACCACAAGAGGTTGAGCAAGGCTCAATACGACAAGGATACGTACGTGATCCATATTCAATAGGATACATGTACACCGTTTAGAGGATTTGATGGAACTACTTACATTTATATTATGTGCATATGGAATGACTCAAATAATAGTCTACAGCAACATGCCCATGATAAAACGATTGCGACCTTCTAAGGAGGCCGCCGGCGGATACGGAAAGGTTTTTCACTGCCCAATGTGCATGGGATTTCATGTAGGGTGGTTTTTAATGCTTCTTTCGCCATACACAGAACTATTTAGTTTTGAAGTTTCTGTTGTAAATTATCTCTTATTGGGGTGTTTATCATCGGGAACATCTTATGTATTTAATATGATTTTTGGAGACGAGGGAATTAAACATGAACACAAACACGCAAACCCAGATACCTGCCACTTGGACAAGCAAGTGGATGTTGCAGCCAGTTAGACACTGCTGCAAGGGGAGTTAGCTATGGGTAAGAAATTATTAAGAGAATATTACGCCCTCTGTGACGGAGGAGTCTGCCAAGACCTTCTAACGGAAGACGAAAAAAGATTTGTTTCCGACGGGGGGATGATCTTGTCTGGCATCATGCAGATGACCGAGACACAAAATGGTAACGGAAGAGTATACCAACACCAAACAATGGTTCGTGAAGTTAAGAACTATCAAAAACTTATCAAAGAAAACAGAGCCCTTGGGGAACTGGATCACCCAGATGATTCAGTCATTAATCTCAAGAATGCATCTCACATGGTCACGGCTATGTGGATGGAAGGTAAAAACGTAATGGGAAAAATCAAAGTTCTTGAAACCCCCTCTGGAAAAATTCTAAAAGAGTTAGTTAATGGTGGTGTTACCGTTGGAGTTTCCTCGCGAGGAATGGGATCCGTCACGGAAGCGAACGGTAAAACAATAGTTGAAGATGATTTTCAGCTTATTTGTTTTGACATGGTGTCGGAGCCATCGACCCCCGGCGCTTTCATGATGAGGGAGGCTAAGGAATATAATATCGATAGTGTCTTTACAAAAGCAGATCGGATTAATAGATTATTAAATGAGGTTTTAAGTGAAGAGAAGTGATCTAAAAAAGGTTATCAAGCCACTGGTTAAAGAATGCATACAGGAAGTCCTTCTAGAAGAAGGTCTTCTGTCTAATGTGGTGTCTGAGGTCGCGAAAGGCTTGTCAACCAATGTTGTTGTTGAGAGAGTACAGTCGTCTCCTGAGAAAAAGAGGCAACAGCAATCAAATGATATACAGATAGCAACCCAGCGTAAGAAAATGATGGAAACAATCAGCAAGGACGCCTATAATGGTGTTGATTTGTTTGAAGGGACAACCCCAATAGCTGATGGCGGCGCCCCCGGCACGCCTGACTTGGGCCCTCCCGGAGATGCTGGGGTGGACATTAGCTCTATAATGGGAGATTCCTCGCAAATTTGGAAAAGGTTAAATCAGGATTAAGATGAAAAAGAAAGCACAAGTTAGTATAAAGCCGCGACACCCTCGTGAAAGTCCCGAGAGAATGATCAGGCGCTTTTTAAAGAAAGTCAAAAAAGAAAGAATAGTAGAAGAAGTAAGAGAAAGAAGAAGATACAAGAAGCCCTCAGTTAAGAAAAAAGAAAAACAAGAACGCGCCCAGCGGGCACGTTATAGGGAAGAACAAAAACGGATCCGCGCACAACAAAGGCGCACTAGAAAAAATAAGTGACTATTTATATTGTAAATCAAAATTTTGAAGGAGTTTTATAATGGGAAGTTGGGAATTATCACCGGGTTTAAATAACGTCGGTTCCTTTCAGGTAAGCGGCGCGCCATTCGCCTCGGGTAGTATCAATGGATTCCTGGGCTCTCGCCCCGGAGGCTACGAAGTTGTGTTTCCGTACGTAACACGCTGGTTTAAGGTTATCAACAACGGAACTACCCCATGCAAAGTCGCATTCAGTGTCAGCGGAATGACTGGATCATTTAACTTTTTTACCGTGGGTAAAGGCGCCACAGATATCCCAGT